TATTTTTCAAACTCTGGATAATCAATACTTGAAACTGTGCGGCCGGTTGGGTTTGTAGTTGTACCTTTTAAAACAGAACCTAAAGTGATTGAATCTCTTACATTGGTCAAATTAACTACGGTACTTGTAAACGATTCAACATAACCACTAAATGTTGGTGAAGTCAAAGTGCCTTGATAAACAAATTCATTTACTTGATAGTTTGAACCAGCAATCAATGTAACAGCAGTTGTTTGAGAAATCACAGAGTTAGCGTTTGCATAAGTGACTGCTGTATTTTCACCATATTTATGTGGGTTCCGGAGAAGGCCATATTGTCTAAAAGAAGTGTTCGCAGAAATTATATTACCTTCGGTAGTGTCTCCTTCACCCACCTTTAAAGCAATCATTACATTATGCCCACCAAGTTCTTTAGCAGAATTGTGACCATGGCCGTATTTGGGTCCTATCACAGCACGGGCTGAGGCTACATTTAATGCTGGTGATGTTCCGTAGATATCGACATTTGCATATGTATAATTACTACCATAACTTGTGAGTCTAATACTACCAATACTATTTCCTGATAAATTAGCCGTAGCTACAGCACCACTTCCATCACCGTCAACGACTACTCGGGTCTTAAATGATAACGTATTACTTGTTCCGCCACCTGAAGAAGCGGTGCTGAATGATAAATTAATCCTTCTGTTCACTAAATCAACGGCTGTAATGTAAGTATTTCCAGTAATTCCATTACCTGTTACAGACATGTTTGTTGTAATTAAGTTAGGCATGTCAACTGAAGCTTCAACTGTCAAAACTGAACAAGATGTGTTAAACGAACTTACATTTGCGTTTGTATTAAAATATCCACTTCCTGCCGTAGTGACCACAATTGTTGTTATTTCACCATCAATTGTAGCATTAGCACTTCCGTTATATTCTGATTGACTGATTGAAGCCGGTGCCGGTAACCAAACATTTGATAAAAATTTGTTTGATGCTTGAATATTGTACATATATTTCCAAAGAAAACCATCACCAGTCTCAATAATACCTCTATTTCCTAAGTTTGTACCCAATGGTTCAACAGTAGAATTGGCATTTAGATTATTTGACAAACACTTATAGATATTTTGTTCTGAATTTATAACGTAACATGAATAAATGTTGGCTAAAGAATTGGATGTTAAAAGAGTATCAAGTGTTATCGTATCATCATATTGTTGATAAGTATTATTTGCTGTCCAATTAACCCTTGGTATCACAAATTCAACATCATTACCAGTAACCTTTTTAGCCGCAATCATATTATTCCAAATATATTTTTCTGCGGCAACAGTATCAGTTAATGTGTCTGGTGAAGATGGTATATCCCATGGAAGATGTTGACTTAAATAAACATAACCAACTGAAGCATTTGTCTCTGAGAAGGCTTCTTTAAACTGTTCAGCATTGTTAAAACGTAACTTTTTTGAGGTATATTTTGCGCCTTCAGGTTCTATAGCAATATCTGATACAAAAAGTTCCCATGTTGTAGAATCATAGACAAATTCAACTTTTACACCACCAATATCTAACGTTACATCATCAGCATTCCCTTCAATCGTCTCACCATTTCTATCAATGGTAAGATTATACGTTTCCCAACTAGCGCCATCAACAATTTGAACAAAGTCACCAGTAGTAGGTGAGGCTGGAAGAGTGACGGTGAATGAACCTGCTGTAGTGTCAGCAATAATGTATTCACCAACATTAGCTGTATAATTTGACGTTTTTCTTAAATATGTCGGCATAGTTTTTTATTTATGCGGCCACTTGAGATATTTCGGCAGACACTTTTATTTGGTCGGATTCTATCTCATTAAGCCTTGTAATTTCTGAATAAGCAATTAAACCTGCTGGATGTAACAATTCTTTTAATACTTGTTTATACTTTTGAAACTGAACACTTGAAACTATAACGTAAGAGTAATCAATATAGTAATCTTTACCTTGAAGTTTTGTGTAGGCCGATGAAATCAGACCCTTTTGATTAATCCATTTTCCAGAAAACTCTTCAATTGTGGGTATTAAGGTAGCTGAAACAGTGGCTGTTCCATCACCAGAACGAGTTAAATCTAATTCCGGAACAGATTGTAGACTTTTACCGGCATCAAGAATAAGAACACTTTGAACGCTGCCAGGTTTGTTGGTACCAATATTGGAAGTAAATTGCTCACCGTCACCCATAATCGCAACCACTTCAACATTAGCATTAGAACCACCCGTTGAAGTTATTGTAACTGTAGGTAAAGTGTTTTGGTCATACCCTTGTCCGCCAACTAGATGCGTTCCATATAAACGAACTGGTTTAGATGAAGAATTAGAAGTAAATGCTGTATTAACCGTCAACAATGTATTAGAAGTGATGGTATTTACATATTTTGATTCACCATTTACCATAATTAAATCACCAACAATCAAATTGGCTTGAAAGAAAGTGCTAGTACCGATAACGTTCGCATTAGTTGTAAATACGTTCGCCGTTCCAACAATTTTAGTTGGAACAAATTCAATTTTTTCAATTACACCATTTGCATCAACATCACGAACTTCAGCTGCTGCACCAACGCCATAACTTCCTGTTGCGTTTGTGAAAACTAATTCATCACCAATAGCATATCCTGTTCCACCGTTGTGTACAGCTGTTTTACCTAATGAACCAAAACTCTTAATGTAAACTGTAGTATTTGTTAATGTTGAACCGACATTTTGAATTACAAGATTAGCAGATTCAGCATCAAACAAAGGAGATGAAGCAAAATTAACTAAAACAGTATTAATTTGAACGCCAATAATTTCACCAATATTTGAATATGATGTATTAGCAAGAGTATGACGAATTACACTGTTTGCATTTCCTGAATATGTACCAGTTAATCCATAAGAAGCCGCATTAATAAGAGTGTTCGCCGGATCAATATCTGAAATGATATTTGTGAAGATTCTAAAAGTATTTGCTGAATTAGATGAGGCAGTTAAAACAGAAACAACATCAATATCCACAAATGGTTTACCAAAGCCATCAGCACTAATTGGAGCATTTACTTTAAAACCAGCACCTCCTTTTACGATTGACATTGAATCAATGACACCTTTGGATATCCTTGAAACTACAGCTTGTGGTGTTCTTTGGGATCTAGGAGCTGTGATAATTACTGGATCACCAACGTTATAATTAGCGCCAGAATTAGTGACCGTGATTTCTTTTAATTCAGAAACCGTTCTTAGTCTAACATCAACAAGATTATCACCAACAAAAACATCGGTTTCTACGATTTCACCAATTTCAAAATCACCAACAGAAGTTTTAACATCAACAAACATTTCTAAAATTTCAACATTATTTAAATAACGATTGAACGACTTTTCTACAACTGTCGTAGCACCAGAAGTTTTACCTGTTAACTGGCGATTATTAAAAATTGTTCGGTCAACAACGGTATAATATATTTCTAATGTGGAGTTAGCCGCTAAATTAGAGTCAAATTCAACCAAATTATATTCTTTAAGAACTTTGAAACCACTAGTTGTGAGTGTACCATTCACATAAACTTCTAAATTTGCTGAAGGCTCTTGTGAAATGATTACAAATTGTTTTGTATTTCCATCGGCCGTGTAGTAAGAAGAAATGTCTGTAGAAACTTTAATAGAATTGTCAATCTTCCATTCACCAGAAGACGCACGAAGTATGCTATCTTTAGGATAAAAAATCGTTGGATCTTCATGGAAAAGAAAACGAAAAAGTAATTTGAATGAGTTTTCTGAACCTTTGGCCTGATACAAAGGTAGTATATTTTTTATGAGTAAATCTTTGTTTCCTTGAACATCTACAGGAATCAAAGAAGCATAGGTGTTGAAAAAGTTCTCCTCAAATTCTTCAATTGATTGGTCAACATCAAAAACTGTTTTTAACTTTTTTGCCTGCGTTACTAAATCGTTTTTGTTTGTGCCTTGTTTGTTTTCTAAAAATTCATAGTAGGCTTCCAGAAAAGTAACAAACAGTGGATACTCTTCACGGACAAACTCCGGTACTTGACCTTCAACTAAAAGGGATATTTTTTGATCCATATTAGACAGAAGTGATTTCTGTGGCTACTGATGACGGATCGGTTTGGTCAATAGATAAAATGGTACTACGAACCGAAGAAATAATACCGTCTTCAGATTCAATACTTACTCTAATATCTCCATCTGAAGTAAGAACCGATAATACTCTTAGGTCTGTAATTGTAATCTCACCAGTATCATAATCAATCGTGCCTGCTGTAGAATCAATGATTTGTCTTTCAGCCAATTCATTAAAATAAACTGTTCTTAATGTACCAAATCGACCGTCAAGAACTGCTACAGCTGCAGCTCCATAACCATCACCACCAGAGAATGAAACCACGGCCTTACTGTAATTTATTCCACGATTCGTAATAGTAACCGCAGTGACTTTACCATTTACGATTGTTGCAGTAGCTGTGGCGCCTGTGCCATCACCAGTAATTGTAACTGTTGGTGCCGAAACGTAACCATAACCAGCGTTTGTTACATTGACTGAAGAAAGACCAGTGTATGATTCTGGAATCTCTTCAAGTATCGCCGTTCTTGTTGTGCCAAGAGAATCATTCACTGTAAACTCAGAAGAAAATAAACGATTCAAAATTGTGCCACGGTGTAATTTAGCATTGTATTTAATAGTATAAGTTTTGCTTGTATTTAAATCCGGCGTCAATCGTTTCTCAAGTCTTAAAATCGTTTCTGAACCTATAATTGAAGCCGTATCCACAGCATCAATAAAGTCTTGAGCCTTTGAAAGAACAAAAGTGGCATCAAATTTGTTTAAGTTCAAATTAGAATATGTGAAAATTGCTGCACGAATTAGATTTTTGATTTGTTCATTGGTAAGTGTAGTCTTTTTACGGTCAAGTCTAATTTTATTTGTAAGTTTAAGGTACAAGTATTCTGGATCACGAATTTCAGCATCAATGGCGACAATTGATTTTGGCTTTATAATCTCTGATATGATACGGGCTTTCTCCGCTTCTGTGAGGTAATAGTTACTTTTAGGTTTAATTGATATGAACACTTTACCATAAACAGGTGGTATTTCATCTTGACCACCCCAAACTGAAATAGATTCCACAGCGCCGTAAACTTTTTTAATATAACTTTCGTAATCTTTCGTGGTCACTAAACGATTTTGTGTAGAATATTGTAAAACTGAATTTAATTTAACACTGTCTATAGATTCTTTTGATGAACCACCTGCTGATTCTGAAACGGAAGAAACAGTGTATGTAGTATATGGAGAAACTGATGATGTTGCCGTAAAGTTATTTGATTTGTTGGATACCGAGCCTGAAGTTACCAAGTAACTCATTTTTACGATATTACCATCACTTAATTTTTTACCAACAAAGGCATCACCAAAATAAATCTCAAATTGGCCGTTTTGAGCTTCTTGTAAAAAATAAACTGTTGAATTGGAACTTACATCCAAAACGTCAGACGCTAAAATATATGTTTGAGATGATAAATTACTTGAAGAAGTTTGCACTATAACTTCAAGTGTGGAAGTATCAACATTGGTATCTGGTACTGAAAAAAGAGCCTTAGGATTTGTCGTTGAATTGTAAGTATATTGATAGTTAACAATATCACCTTCGTAAATGTCTATATTTCTAAAGATGAAATCTGAACCAACTTTATCAACGGTTACATCAGTTAGTATAGTATAATTATAAACTGTATTTTCTAAAATATTTGTTCTAAAATTAAAACCTCTTGGTAGTGTCAATGAACCAGAAGTATTAGATCCTGAGGGTACTGTGAGATCAATAATCGCTCTTGGAGATGTTGCTGATTGTGGAACATAACCTAAACTTTTGGCATGAGAGACCACCGAACTACGAAGCACGGCTGTATCCATAAACGCTTCATTGGCCACCATGTTCAAATAGTAGGCATTATAGTGTGTATTGTAAGCTAGAATATCTAAAAGAACGTTCAGACCAGAAGCTTCAAAATCATAATCCGTAAACTCTGATTGGCCCTGAAGATATGCCTTCAGATTGGTTTTAATTGTGTCAAAGTCTAAATCAGTGACCGTTAAACGATTTGAGGCCATTTTATCGTGTTCTCTCTAATAAAAAGCTTATTGAAACTGGATTCGTTTGATTTACAATAGAAAATTCCATACGAACGCTAAAACCATTATTTTCTTGATCAGGTATTACCGCTATACCAATAATCCTAACTCTTGGTTCAAACGATTCTATGGTCTGTCGAATTTCTCTTTCAATCGCTGAAGCCGTAATAATATCCAAAGTTTCAAATAAAAGTTTACGAACATTTGAACCATAATCTGGATTAAACGGCTTCTCATAGTGACTGGTTAACACGAGGTTTTTGATTGCGTTAATTACAGCAATTTGATCCAGGTGTTTGTTTACGTCTTTTTTCAGAGGATGGATCATAAAATTCAAATCCAAATCTCTAAATTGACGAGCGATATTTGTGGTGACTGTTGCCATCGTCTATTTATACCGACTTAGATGGTGATAACTTTCGTAAGTGTTCTTCTATGGTTAGTTCCTTCAAAATTCATAGTATATGTGTAAGAACCATTGCTTGTGATTGATGTATTAGCAATTGTTGCGTATCCATTGGATCCTATAAAGCCAAATCCAGAAATATTAGGACCACTATAAGTATATCTAGTGTTAGCTTTTCCTCCAAAAGCCCGAATAATAAATGGAGCGCTTGTAGTAACAATATCAGGGTTACTATTTACAATCTCATTGTAAACCAATTCCTATTGTAATCGTTCTTTCTTGTCCGTCGGATGTTGTAACTAAAAAGGTTGATACGTTCGGAAACTCAATTAATGGTTTGACATTAGCATACCAAAGTACCGTATCATTCGTATTCAATGTATTTGGTGTGTTTGCTTGATACAACTGAACATTCATATGCGTGTTACCATTCGTGCTCAAAGAATTCGTTGTTTCAATTGCACTTAAAATTGTTACAGCATTTCCACTTAAATTTCTAAAAGTCCACTTTTCAATTCCAGTTGCTGACGAATCAACAATGGCATATGGTCCATTAAATATATTAATTTTTGGTTTAAAATCTGTATTTCCAACGTTCACTATAAGAGAACCAGAATTGGGTAATAAAATACCCGATGTCGCCACATTACTATAACCTTTTACACGAATGTCAATGCCTGGATTGATAGTAATTAAACCGTAATCAACAGTATTACCAGAACTCAAACTCGTAAAAGTGACCGAAACATTGAATGATTCACCGTTAGCAATTAAATTTGTAGGGTCTTCTAAAATAGCTATAAGGTTTGCGTTTGAACCACCAAGTGAAGAAACATTCAAAGTTGGAACAGATGTGTAAGCGCCTTGTGAAATTATATTCAATGATGTTACAGCACCAGAAACTGAATTAACATTTGCTATAATGCTGGCTGAAACATTAACTACTCCTCCACCAGTAATGACTACACTTCCATTAGAATATCCTGATCCTGTATTTGCTATAGTAACTGTTTTGATTGGTCGTAGGCTTATTTTGTCCTCAACAATCACATCAACTTCTGAATTTAAGAAATTTGAAACTGTTGCTATATTGGAATAATAATAAACATTGTCACTTATATTTGTAATTGTAATATTTCTTGTATTTGAACGAACTCCATTAAATGTTCTAAAAATAATAGATCCAGTGTTTACGTTTAGTTGGCTTGTTTCAACATTTACGGTGAGAACATTTGTATTGTATTGCTCAATATATTCGTCTAATGTTAATATAAGTGGCTGAGAATCAAATTCAGTTAAAACAGGTGGATCACCTTGTTCAAAAACAGTTTTTATAATTACATCATCTTCTCTAGGTGTCCGAAGTATATCAATAATGTCATCATCACTTTCTACAATTTCACCCGTAGTATTGTTATAAACTCTTATATGTCCAAATTCAGAAACAATAATTTTTCTTTCAAAAGATGGTGGATTATCAGCTACATTTCGACTTTCTTTTAATTTTTCAGTTCCAATAACTTGATTCATCATAAATTCATCAAATTCTCCACCTCTATTCATACCAGTAAATATTTTTTGTTCTTTAGTTATATCTAAAGCTTTTTGATAATAATTTTCATCATGTAATCTCCTGGTATTAAATAAAACTTTTACATTTCTAATATTACTTTCTATGCTTTCAATTTGTGATGATGATAGATTTGATGCTGTTGTAGTATATGAATCTTCTCCGGATGAAACTGTGGTACTTACGATACTATTAGTGATTAAATCTGGATATGTAATAAGAGTATTTTTGTAAGAAGTTATTTCTTCTGTAACGAATAAACTAGTAAAAAAACCAATAGAAGGCTCAGCTGTTTCAGTTCCATCTACTTGATAACACATAAAAGTTAATATTTTAGCGAGACCCGAACATTGCACATAGTGAGGAGAATTAGCATTTTCAAAATTCAACTCTTCAACATTTGAGATGCGATTCGTGTGTGATAAAAATTTTATACCTTCTTCTAAAGCAAAATTAGCTTCTTCATAAATTGGTTGTAATGGTGAAAGATACGTTGGCCCAATTTCAATAGTAGCATCACCTGAATACAAAACTCCTCCCGGACTGATTAATATTTTAGATTTAATTTGTTCTAAAACACTGTTAATAGATACGACAATATCAGCAACTGGATTTTTATAATAACTACCGACATTACCATTTCTAAGGTCTTCAGCTTGCCAATCTTTAAAAAGTCTTGGCATTCTCCGTAGTTGTTGTAAAACTTCTGGAGATAGTTCTAAAATAGTATCATCAGCTGGATCAAAATTATATCCAAGTCTATTCAAAAGAGTTGCTGTTGGAGAAGTTGTTGAAAACTTACGATTTTGATTTGTATCTCTAGCATTATCAGTTAAAAATTTTGAAGCACTAGGAGGTGTGTTAGTGGATATAACACCAGCTTTAGCTTCACAATCTTTATGATCGTATACGTCTCCCATCAAATCAATATTTACTGCCATTTTATATCCTTATTAAGCTACAGCCTGCATTGGCGTTGGAGTTGTTGGACCCACTTTACAAAAATGAATATGGGAATCATAAAGTAAATCATTAATTACAGAAATACCTAAAATAGAAGTTCCTAAAAGATGATTCGCACTTGCAGAGTTCATCACGGAAGCATTGATTAACCCTATGCAATTAATTGTCATTGGAACAGCAGCGGGAACACCTATTGAAAGACCGCCCAAAATAGAAACAAAACCTAAAGGGCCAGCATAAACGCCAGTACCAGCGTTCATTCTAGTTACAGACGTTATAATTTGTCCAGTAATAGAACCTTCAACAGATAAATCCGATGTAGTTACCACTCTCCCGCCAGCGGTTAAATTCACATCTCCACCATATAGTTCGGTACCTGCGGAAACTCTAACATCTACATCAGAAATAAGTGCAGCTTCTTCATGTGCATAAGCAGTGAATTTTCCACCACATTCTATGTTGTAATCCCCAGCAACTCTTTCAGTTTTATTACCTTTTATATCAAATATAGCATCACCTAAAACAGTGATATTACAAACACCGTCTATTGATACATTTTTATTTCCAATAGTTATTTCATAATTATCACCGAAAGATTTATGCACCACATCACCATTAGGTCGCATTTCTATAAACGATCCCATTCTATGTGTAACACGAACCCTTTCACGACCTGGCGTATCATCCAATTCTACGATATGTCCGGATCTTGTTTGTATAACTTTATTATATGGATACTCCGGCCCCACATTCTGATTTGATAATGAATCTGGTTCTATCCAACCATTATATCCTTCAGGAAATTCTATATCTGTTTCATTTGCCATAATTTTTTACCATAAAACGCATTTTTTACTGTTCATGCGACTGGTCATTTGCGTAGAAGTTTCTGTTAAATTGTTGACATAACCATTTGTTAATTTTAGTGATTCTATGATCTCTTGTTCAGTTCCTGGAGCAATAATAGCTTTTCTTAAAGCCGCCGGCAAGTGCATCACATTTCCATATTCTTCAGCAATTTTATTTTCATCTTGTGTAGGTTCTCTAGCATCTACTGTTTTATCAGTTTCAATTACTGATTTTGCTAATTGTGGATCATCAGAAATACTATTAATTTGAGCTTGAGTATATTTTTGAGGAGTAAAAAAAGAAGCAACCGTTCCTACTGTACCAGCTAAAGTTATCAATTCTTGAGTGACAAGTTTAGCTTCTCTTTGTAAAGCTTTTAGTTCACTTCTAATTTTATCAAATTCAGCTTTTAGTCCTCCAGACCCAAATAATGAAGGCACTAAAATATTAGCAAAACCTGCTTTAATCGCATCCATAATATCATTTAAGCAACCAATTAAAAATTTCTTTATTTGTTCAGGTAAACTTAGTATATATCGAACAACTCTTAAAAAAAGAGTTACCAATTGTTTTATTTCATTAATACCGTCTTTTATTAATTTTAATATTTTTCTAATTTTTTGAACTAAAGCTGCTATTTGTGCGGCGGTTTCTTTCAACCAAGAAGCTATTCCAGTTGGTTCAAACCCTAGTGCTGCGAGAACAGCGAGAACAACTTTTCTTAAACCTTCCACCACTATACCAAAAAGTCCGTTTACATGAATAACAGCTTTTTTCACATATGGAGAAATATCACAAACATGTTTACGTTTTTCATTTGTAGCAGCTATAACTTTGGGGGTATCGCCCCTAAAAGATGGTGCTACATTTGGTAGTCCTCGAACTGATGTTTCACTATTAGCTCGTTTAA